AGGATTTTGGTGTTGACACTAGCACTTGCTCCTTCACCATTACCACCACTTATAGTAAGAGTTGGATGAGAAACATAATCAAAACCTGAATCTTCAATATTGATTCCTATTAAAGCTCCCTCAACAGCACATACACCAGTTGCACCTGAACCAACGTTATCAGAAATATGTAAAACTGGAGGATTTATGACATCATAACCAATTCCTTCTGATGCGATATCAATATTTTTAATAGTACCATAATAAACTGCTTCAGTTGACTTATAATTTAAAATTTCAACACCATTGACAAGAATACCTGTTCTATCACCTGGTCCAGTAATAAAATCTCCATCTTCATTAATTGGATTTTTTATTTCTTTTAATAAAAGTTGATGATCAACATCTTTATCGTGAAAATCAAGATATTCTAAAGTGTTAGAAGTTACAATTCCTGAGACACTGATAAAGGATTGATTAGAAATATTAGCAGGACTTGTAGCAAGTTGAAATTGGTTTTTATTTAATCTGTTGACAAAGAAAACCCCTTCTTCCATCTCAGGAAACTTACTAACGACCTTTGTAGTATTGCCAAGAAAATCTTTGGTCTCTATATTAAAGGGACTATAGTAAACTGCATCTCCTGTCCAATACCCATGATCATTTACATCTAAAATTGTAAATTCAGCTCCACTATACTCTCCATTTAATGTAATTTTTCTATCATAAAAATTTAAAGGGGAATTATGATAGTTTGGAATAGATGAAGATGCTACTATAAGATCTTGATTAAATTTTACATAGGTATTTTGAACATTAGCAAAGTAATTATCAATATAAGAATAATCAGTTAAAGAAGATTTTACATTTGCTCTTAATATTTTCCTTTCAACCGTATATTTAGCTTCTGCAATATTTCCTTGTCCTTTAATAGAGAAGCTATAGTCACTTATAATTTCAGTTACAGTGGAATCTTGAGTATTACCTAAAGAATCAATAACAGTAACTTGATCCCCCAATCTAAAATTGTTTTTAGCATAGGTAACCAGAGTATAAGTAAAATCAGAAGCATCAACTAAAGTTATAGTTTCTACATCATATTTTACAGATACATTATAGAACCAATTTTCAGTTTTAGGACTTGAAGTAGTTATTCCTAAAGACTTTATGGAAACTGTATCATTATTATCAAAATCATAAGTATTGTCTGGAATTTCTAAATCTGCTAAAACTCCAGTAACCCTCATAGAAACCTTAGTAGTGGTTCCTAGACCAACATATGCATAAACGTTTGTATTTAATCTAATATTTTCTTTTGAATCAATACTAGTATTAATACCAATCGTTGTGGTGTTGGCCAATCCAACCCCAAAGAACTGATTTATTGATTTAGATCTATAAGTTAATATTCCACTAACACCTGTTCCATAGATTGCATACAATTCTCCTGTCTCAGGAAAACCTATAGTAGAATCTACATCTATTACACTTGAACCTACTGATACTTCGGTTATTATTTGAGTATTTGGATGAACTACAAATTCACCATACACACTTCCTTTAAGGGGAACATCTCTTGCATAACCATAATCAAGATTTAATTTATAAAAATCAGAATTACCAACAGAAATTTTTTCTACTCCACTAATGGGAGCATATGCTTCATTTAAGGAATATGCATGTCCAAAATTTTCTGCATCTTGATATAAGGTACTACTTAATAAATCCAGAGGATTTCCCTCTATAGATTCTACAACTAAATCCTTAGTTACTCTATAGTCTGCATCAGAGGGTCTAAACAAAAACTCTCTTGGTTTTATTACATCTACTTTTTCACCATACAAAGCACCAAAGAGGATATGATATGATTCATCAGTACCTTTAGTTTGATAAAAATCTTTTGATCTTGAAATAAACAATCTTTGATTCAAATCAGCATCTAAAGTTCTATCTTCAAATCCTGGAGAAATTTGTTTCTTGAGTTTTAATAAAAATCTCTTAAATAGTAAAGCACTTAAATTGGTAACCTTACTTCCTTTTGCATGAGGATTAATATCTGATTCTGAAAAAATTAATTGATCATCTGTACCGTATGAAGTAACACCACTAAATCCTCTTACACATCCTGTAAATGTAGTATTAGTTTTTTCCTTATATAAAATTATTTCATCATCAATTTGTATTAAACCATCTCTATCAGGAAACTGATATGTTCCAAAGATACTTTTGTTAAGATCAAAGGTAACTGTAATTGTAGTATCTTGATATCCAACAGAACTTCCCAATTCTGTTTCATCTTCATTATTGGTTAACGACTCTAATTTTAAATATTCATCTATATTCTGAATTACATCAGCAGAAGCTCCAGGATATTCTTGTGAAGTATAATACTCTTTAAGAAACTCCCCCAATAAAGGAAAATCCTCCTGTACAAAAGAAGGGAGTTGATTCTCAACTATATTTTGAATCTGTACTCTTTGGAGATCTGTTGATATCATTAGTATTAATGTTCTGTGTTATTAATATTGAAAGTTCTGTTGGCTACCATCTGGATAATAGGTAGTGCCTGAAGATGCTTGTCCTCTATAGTAGTTAGTTACTGTATAGGAACCATCAGCATTATTAACTCTATCTGAAGTTATACCATCACCTTCAGCAGTAAATATAGTATCCTCAGGATCATCACAAGTGGTAGATCCTGGAATTACTTTCTTTCCACGAACTATTTCACCATTTGCATAACTGGAGGCAGGCCCTCCACCAGAACCACCACCATTCATGCCATCATTACCATCCATATCAGTATCAGAAACTGTATTAATAGTTATATTATCTAATGGTAATTGGGTATACAAATCATGATGACCTAATACATCATTGGAACATGGAGAACCAGATATTTCAATAACTGGGAATCCTTTATTAATAAGTGTACGAGTTATATTAATTGGCGAAAGTTTAATTTCTCCTTTTTTATAATCAATTGTTCCAATAGATTTTTTAATAACTTTTGCCCTATTAGTGGATTCTAATTGTATTAACATAATTTGACCAAATTCAGTAGAACCAGTATTGGGTTTATCAGTAAGATATACCACACCAGCAACTCCATCTACATTAAATCCAGAGGACTTAATATTGTATCCATCACAACTTTTAACAAAGATACAATTTCCATAGCAAATTTCATACTCGGCAAAACTATTTAACGATACTCTGAGATCCCTTCTTATCACAACTGTTGTAATATTAGAAGTTATGGCATCACTACTATTATCAATCACACCTAATAACTTACTATACTTAAATCTACCACCAAATTGATTTAACTCAGCTGATTTAGCATATTTTCTAAGATTCTTAGAGATGAGACTGGTGAGATCAGCACCAGATGAGATCAAATTGGAGTTATAATATGCGGTTATGTCTAATTCAATATATAAAAACTTCAAATCAGTGATATCTACATCTATTCCTGCAATAGAATACTTTTTAATCTCTCTTTTTATGTTATTTTTGATTTGATCCGACAAATATGGTCCACTTGTAGGTTTAATACTTACAAAAACCTTTCCATATTGTGGTGGAGTCAAAGTTTCTCCACCAAAAGCACTAACTGATTCAGTTTCGGCATATAATGTAGGAATAAGTGCTTCAAAATCTGCCGTTGTTACAGCTCTTTTCTGAGAAGAGTAAATTCGAGTCGAATATTTCTTAATTGATTCTACAGATTCTATACTTTTACCTAAAGAACTAGGTGAAAGGGTCGTAAGAAGAGAAACACCACTACTAATACTAATATCATCTCTTGAAGATGTTAATTTTCCACTAAAATTAAAGTTTTGAATACCATTTGCAAGATCACCATTGGTTACAATATAAGAAACTTCAATAAAACTGGGTGCATCTAACTTTTTACCAAAAATTCCATCCCCAAATATCAATTCATACCTTTCACCCTCTACTTCTTGAAGAAAATAGACAGGAGATTCGCCTGTAACGTCAAATAAACTATCAGCTGGGATATATTTTCTTGTAACTGTTGAAGATTGAGATGGTTTTACTACAACTCTGACCGTAGAGATGTCAATTCCACTATTTTCAAGAATAAAACGCTGATCAGGGTCAAAAGAATTTACAGTAAAAGTGCTTGTAAGGTAAATTCCTTCATAAATGGCAGTATTATTAAAGACTGCTTCATTATTTGAGACTGGAACAGTAATATCATCTAAAATTGCAAAGGTATAACTCTCATTATCAAAACTATTAGATGATGCAACGATCCCTTTATTTAAAGTTATGGTTTGTGGTACGTCTGCATAGTCACTTGTATCTATAAAAAAGGAAATATTAGCTTGTGCTGCTCTTTTAGAAGTAGGAATATACCCAATATTACGTGCTAATGATACAACGTTCTCTCTTAATGTTGCACTATCAATGAAAACCTCATTCGATACCATGTTGGCATTGTAAGAGGTGATGTAAGTATTATATGCAAGGATATCAATTATAGTTGACAGGTTAGATCCTTCAAAATCATAATCCGTAAAATTAGAATTAGATCTAATATAATCTTTAATTGATATTTTTATCTGGTCAAAATCCAGATTTGCGAAATTAACTAGGGGCATTATCTTGTTGGTTGTAATGCGAATGATAACTGTTGTGCTTGAGCCTCTATTCCGATTATTTCATAAGTGATAATAACATCAAATTCATTAGAATCAGGATTAGCAGATACTCTTGTGGTTAGTAATTTAACTCTAGGTTCGTAATTTTTGATTGTATTTTCGATTTCACTCTTTACTGATGCTGCTGTAAGGTCATCAACATTCTCAAATAGTAACTCATTGACTCTTGAACCTAAACCATTATTAAAAAATCGCTCTCCAGGCGTAGTAAGCACTAGATTACGAATAGAACGAGATATAGCAGTCTGATTTTTAATCGCAATAAGGTCATCAGTTAACGGATTAACCTGAAAGGACATACTTATATCCTTAAATGACCTACTTATACGCTGTACAGGCACTACTACTGGGCAAATATATGTTTATTTAGCAGCTTAATCTATCAGTTCAAAAACATCATTATCATCTACTTTCTCATAAAGGTCATTTGTTACCTTTTTATCGCTTTTTTTAGGTACTAGAGGGTCATTTGCTATTTCACGTAGCATTTTCTGGTACTGTTGATTTGGTAAATTGTCTAAAAAGTCGTGCATTTTCGTATTCCACTAAAAAAGGGACTCCGTAGAGTCCCTTCTATTTATTTTCCTTGGCCACGGTAGCGTTTCTTTGCCTTATTTCGAGAGGAAGCAGCATACTTAGTATGTTTACCTGTTCCCTGACGAGTTTTTTTCGGCCTTGCTTCGATGAGTTCCCCACCGAGAGCACTTCTCATTGCCATTTAGTTAACCTCCATAGTAAAACGAGACACGACGGTTAGATAACACGAGTTTTTTCGTGACCAACACGTATCCGAGGATCGCACCAGATACCGTAACCTGCATCAATAGCATCTAAACAGAAACTTACGTCCTCTCCACACATGTCCTGAACTGCTCCAGACTCAAACTGTTGCATCTTCGGAGCAAACCAAGGATATTCCATTTTCTTATCCTCGAACACACCATTCTTAATGAGTACCCAACCGAAGCCAGTGTAATCAACGGTGAAAGGCTTCTTACGCTTTGAGATAGACTCAACGGTTTCATGATTCATGACTCCACCGTTCTTGCGGAAATCATCTTCCTCTAACCAGTGAGCCACTGAGGTAGTCATGCCGTCTTCTGTGGCATACCAACCAGCAGCAATTTCATGTTCTTCACCTTCAGCAGGTAATGCAAGATCGCACAGTTGCCAGAACTTCTCTGAAGTAAAGACAATATCCGAGTCAATCCAAAGTTGATAATCATATTCTAGTTTACCATCCCAAGGTAACTGATCAGGACCACGAAGTACATTCGCACCTAAACACTTACATCTTGCGAAGTTAACCATTGATGAGTAGTCTTGTGAGATCTGAATACTCATACCATTTTGTACCATGTCGAAACACATCTGTACAAATGCTTTTAAGAAGATATATGATGTTCCTCTACCAGGTAAACAGAATACAATCTTCTTACCTTTCATTCTTGCTTTAATTGCATCATAATCCCAATCAGGTTCTTTAGCCTTTTTGGGAGGGACTGTCTTAACAGTAAATCCTTTTGCCATAGCGTTTTGTAATTACACTTCAATTATACTCGATTGTATGTATAATGTCAATATGAATCTTCTTCCCACATAGGTGTTGGGATAACCCTACCTGGCCCACCAACGCCGCACTTAGGCCCTAGTTTAATATATGATAAATCTCTCTCTGTATAGTCTGTCTTGAGTAAACCAACCATTACCTTTAACATCTCCCATGTCTCATCAAACTCTTCTTCTTTTAAGTTTGCATACAGACATCTATCTTGTGCATAGATGTGGTAGGTTGTTTCCTCGTACATAACGTCTTCGTGACCTTCACTTATTATATATCAATATCAACATAATTGCAAGTTCATTGATATACTAATCCTATCCTCTTCTCTAGGATTAGGCATTACATAGTGCATTAAATCAGAAGGGAATATTATTATATCTCCCTTCTTTCCATTGATAGTTACGTGTTGGCGGCTAAATTGTCTTTGAGCATGAGGATTTAGCAAACTTAATAAACCATCACTATCTGTTAAGTAAAGCACTAATGCAAGATCAGAATTTGGATGAGTATGAGGTACATTCCAATGTCCTTGACTATTAATATTATACCACCAATCTTGTATCTCAAAATTTTTTTTAAGTTCTTCTGTTAGAGCACTCAATACTCCTTCAACATATTCTATTGCTTGTGGTTGAAACTCTTCCCACTCAAAAGCAGGACTTTGATAGCCTCCTTGATTTGTTTTTTGTTTCGATGGATGTTTTTTCTTAACTCTATATGCCCCTTTATATAACTCGTCTACTAATACTTGTGGTGTCCCTTCTATATGCCACAAAGGTGTAGAGAATAAATCATGTCTCATATTAAAAGGTAGTGAAGGGGTTTTTTACCTCGGA